CTCATGTCTTTGACCAATCCTTTTACTTTATCAAGCAAATAATTTTTCTCTTCATTTGAAATAAACATGATGTCCTCACTTGTGTTTGTTTTTAGCTTGCCAATATTTGAGGAGGTGATAGAACATCTCCTCCCCGCGTTCTAAGTCTTCTTCAGACCATTCTTTGGTGACCACAAGTCCAGGCTCTGTGACCGACACAAAGATGTTTGCACACCTAGCCTTGGGCAGATCAAGGCCCAGGCGGTAGGCAGCCAATTGCATAAGGTGCTCGTCATAGGTATCGACTTTGGCGGGGTCTGTGAACTCTTTCGTTTTGAAGTCGATCACAATCCCATCGCCATCTGTGGTGCACAAATCTAGTTTTCCACCAAATCCAAGGGTGCAAGCAAAGGACTTTTCTGCTATCCACTCAGGTTCGCCAAAAAGCTTCTTGACCTCCTCACCGACACCCATTTGGTACTCAACCATGTCAGCCACCATCACACCCTCATACCAGCTCTCCAAGGCGGTATGAACCTCTGTACCCCTTTGAGCAGCCGCCCTAGCGTGTTCCTTTGAGTCCTTGATGACTCGCTGGACATACAGGTCTTCTGCCTCATCAGGAGCCCTTGGCAGGGTCATGGAGGCGAGCATCATCTGGTTAAGCTTCCAAGCCTCTAAACCCGGTTTGGCGGCACAACCTATGATGGTGGTGACCGATGGGACTAGGTCTAGCTTCCTAGCATCCGCTAGTGTGGTATTGCGCAGATTCCCATTCTTGGCCTCCACGGTGTATTTTGGTGACCCCTCTCGGGTGTACCAATGGCTACTCTCACTCGCTCTCACTGTGATCGTCATGCAGTTTCCTTTTCATTGATTAGCAATCTGTATCTGTAAATCCCGTCTTGGATGTACTCTCTCTCAACGGTATGCGCCCCAAAGCGGGACTTTCTCAGATGCCTGAGCTGAGCACTCACGCTCGACTCAGGATCACCTGTTTCGTCTGATATCTGTCGCAAGGTCTTCCATGCGCCACCGCACATGCAGTCCCAAACTCGCAAAATCTGCCCTGTCAACCGGGCATTGTCACGAGCTGGGTTGTAGTCTGCACCATCAAAACGAAGGTCAAGTTGTGACATGGTCAGAAGGGCAAGTCATCTTCCATGTCATCAAAGCCGCTTGGAGGGGCTTTATCGGGCTTTTGAGAGCCTTTTTTGGCTTGGACAGCCTGCCACTCAGGTGAGGCTTGAATCTTCTCTTTAAGCCCCTTGCCGAATGTCTCAAAGAGGTCATAGTCAGGCTCAGCCAAACGAAACAGTTGGATGTCATTGTGGGGCTGAGGTAGTCCCGCTTGCTTCACAACAGATGGAACAGGGGCAATGCTTCCCACATTGGAGTACATCTTGCCATTCTTTCCTGGGCGCTCAATCACATTGAGCATGCACCAAGCTCCTAGAACTGAAGAGATGTCAAAGCGTCTCATCTCATCTTCGGAGAAAGGCTTGTTTCTCCAACCTTGGAGGTCATTGCGCAAGTTGGCTTTCTCATTCCAACTCAGGGTGTAGTTCTTAAAGATCGCTAGGGGATCGCCACGCTGAGTGTTCAGGTCATTGCCAGCATCATCTTTGCCATGAAGTTCCCAACCGAGCATGATCTTGCGCTGGTGCTTTGTTTCACCCATAAATTCAGATGTTTGTGTGCCAAGGTCAACGATGCGGTAGCACCGAGCCAAGTGAAGACCAGGAGGCACAGGGGTGAAGTCACCACCCGCGGATGTGTTTTCTACGATAAAGCTCATGATTTTTCCTTAAAAATTTGGTCAAATTGTTTTGTAAATTGGTCAATAAATTCGTCTAAGTCTGGTGCTGTTTTTTTTGCTTCCTCAAGTAAATATTTTGAATATTCCTGTTGTGCAACAGGGTCTGCTTTCCATTGTTCATACTCTGCGTGTGTAGCCATGGTGATCACTCTGAGTCTCCAAAGAATAAAGCCATGCCTACATTGTCGGGAAGCTTCACGCCTCCGTTGTAGATGTGGTTGATGTCAATGTTGGTGTTCATGCCGTCAGCAATGCCAAGGTAGTAGTGAAGCGTCTCTGTGTGCCAATCAAGCACCATCAAAACACCGATGCGACCTTTGCTGGTGTCGAGCCAAATTACATCTTGTAAATTCATTAAGGTCTCCAAATAAAAAGGTCGAGGGCAAGGATTACTGCACCAATGAAGAACAAGATCACATTAGTGCGCATGGTGCGAAATTCGTCGTCGTTCATGCTTCCCTCGCTTTTAGCATGGCATCTGCAATCCAATAAGATTCTTGGGCAATGATTGGAAAAAATTCATCCCAATCGCTATAGTCATCGTTATCAGTCTCAAATTGAGTTCTTCGATGAGAAACCATGGTTTGCATAGCCTTAGCCGCAAAGTAGTCACGCAATGTCATGCCTTGTTCGGTAATGTGTGATACGCCTGCTGGGGCAGGAAATGCTGGTATGTTCATGTCAGACCTCCCACACAATCAGCACTGCGTACAGCGCAATCAGGAAGAGGGCGTAGGCAATCCAGCCAGCAATGCGGCGCTGAGAGAACTCAGGCTCAATGTTGAGTAGTGCCATTTGCAGAAGTTCTGCATCAGCACTCATGTAGTTGCGTAGGGGAGGGGTGTAGTTGCACCCGATTTGAAGACCAGACTTGGTCGTGTAGGGAAGTTGTTTATCCAATTGATTCTCCTTAACCGCTGTATCAGCGTGTGAGCATCTTAACACCAAATTAAAAACGCACAATACAATCCCGACTAATTTGCAGGGGTTCTTTTAATCCAAAGTTAATGTATACTTGCCGCCAAGGAAGAACAATGATGACATTGCAAGAGTATTTTTCGACGGAGCCGTTGGGTGCTAGAGGTGAGATGGCAGAGTATCTGGGCATCAGCCTGACATGGATGTCTCTGCTCATCCATGAGCGTAGAACCGCATCGGCTGCTTTGGCCGTCAAAATTGAAAAAGCAACACAAGGTTTGGTCACAAGAAAAGACTTGCGACCTGATCTGTTTTTCGTGTAACATGATTTGAAACACGGCTAGGTACGAAGTCATGAGCGTACCGAAAAGAGTTACCCCCTCTCCTGCCGCAGTTTCTTTTAGGGGGCGATAAAAAGGCGGGAAATGCACTACTACCAACACCACATTGGTGACTTTATAAAAGCCACCGCACGTCTGTCAGACACTCAATCAATGGCCTATTTGCGCCTACTTTGGATGTATTACGACAGCGAAAAACCTTTGAAACCTGATGCCAAGGTCTTGGCTTTCCAAATTGGAGCATCTGTCGAAGAGACAGAAATGCTCTTGGAGGCATTCTTTTGGCTTGCCGAAAATGGATGGCATCACACACGTTGCGATCAAGAGATAGCTGAATATCGCTCCTTTTTGGACAAAAAATCCAACGCTGGTAAAGCATCTGCTGAACGTAGGAAGAACAAGCGTTCAACAGATGATGAACAGGTGTTGAACAGTAGTTCATCTGATGAGCAACTAACCACTAACCATAAACCAATAACCAAGAACCAAATTACAGTATCTAAAGATACTGTTCGTCCGCCAACAGGCGAACCTGAAGAAAAACAAGGTTCAAAGTTACCAGGATGCGACCACAAAGGTGTTCTAGCTCTGTACCACTCAACCCTTCCCAATTTGCCAACAATTGAGATTTGGAACGATACTCGTGCTGGTTACCTCAGACAAAGATGGAGGGAGGTTGCCCTGGACTTGTCAAAAGAAGGTCCTGTCAGCCATGCTGATGTTTTGGCTTGGTGGAAGCAGTTCTTTGAACACATCAGGGGATCTAAGTTCCTGACAGGCAAAACCCAGTCTAAGGATAAACCGCCATTCTTGGCTGACCTTGAGTGGGTCATCAAACCAACCAACTTCGCAAAAATCATTGAAGGCAAATACCACAGGGATTGATCATGGCACTTAAAAACTTTACAAAATTCACAAAAACTGAGGCCATTGATGATGGTCCAAACAACCATTACTGTTTTGCCAATGGTTGCCCCATGGCTGGTGGCATCTCTACTGGTGGACATTGGGTCTGTGCCTACCATCATCAAGCCCAATCAGAGGACTGGCCTCGGGTGACCCAAGCCCTTCGGGAAAGCGAGAACATCCGCCTTGCCATCACCGAAGTCATGAAGATCGACATGATCACTTGGGGAGCACCTGTCAATGGCTACCCGCCAAAGTGGCAAGAGTTTGCCGCCTTGTTCGATGATGAGCCTGAGTTGCAGCCGACTGAGCACGAGAAGATCCGCAAAACAAAGTATGAGTACCGCTTGCGCAATGAGTTGGCTATTCGTGCAGGCTTGGCTAAGAGGAAAGCATGACCAAACATGATGCCCAAAAAATCCTCAGCCAGATCCGTGAAGGGTCGGGCGATGCCTACAGTGAGGCTTGCACCCTCGAATGTCTCAATCTCACCGGAGACCTTGGAACACATGAAGCAGTGCGAGGCTCGGGAATGGATCAGCCGCTACACGAAGAAGGCTATCGAGCAAGGCTCAGGCAACGCGCAATTCTGGTGGCAAAAAGTAAAGAATGACATCGAAAAGAGGCGTGGAACAGAAGCCATGCTAGACCTAGTAAACCGAATGAAACAGGAGAGAGAAAATGGCAAAAGTAGAACTAAGTGATTTTCAAAAGAAGTTCTTTGCTCAAGGCACAGGACAGACCTTGTACACCGCAAAAGAGTTTGAGGAGGGCTTGGCCCAGGCAAAGGCTGAGATCATGGCCGTGGCCATCCAAACCACCAAGCAAGCTATCGGCATAGAGCGAGAAGCCTGTGCGCAGATTGCAGATCACTATGAACTGCCAGAGCTAGCCCATGCCATCCGAACAAGGATGCACCGTGCGGATTGAGCTTGACTTCCCCCCATCGGAGTTATTCCCTAACCGGGCCAAAGGGGTTCATTGGGGCAAGCTCTACCAATTGCGCTCGGACTACCGAGAGACTAGCACTTGGCTTGCTAAACACCAGCTTAATGGTTGGAAGCATGCTGGAGGCGAGCTAAAGCTTACCTTGACCTTTGAGATGCCTGACAAGCGAAAGCGTGATGCGGACAACTGCCTGGCAGCCGCCAAGGGGGCATTGGATGGCTTGGCTGATGCTTTGTTTGTGAATGACCAACTCTTTCAGCCCATCCTGATTTACAGGAAACTAGGAACAAAACCCGGAAAACTTATTGTCGAAGTAGAGGAGCAAACATGAGCGAGAAACTTATTGATCCAAATGCCGCGGTTGACTTCATGATCGCTAAGTCTGCTGAATATGCCCAAGCCGAAGCTAACAAGGTGTACATGGAGGAACTGAGGAAGACCATCAAGGCCGAAGAAATGAAAAATGCTGAAGCCTATGGCAATGGCGAGTACAAGACCGCAGCCATGCAAGAGAGGGAAGCCTATGCCTCACCCCGCTACAAAGAGCACCTAGTTGCCCTTAGACAGGCCGTAGAGGAGCGAGAGCGCCTCAGATGGATGCTGATAGCCGCACAGGAAAGAATCGCCGTATGGCGCTCCCAGGAAGCTTCTAACCGCCATGTTGACAAGGCTACCCTGTGAACAACAACCTAACCGCCAAAGAAAAAGCCTATGTCGGGCTAGTCAAAGAGCTCCCATGCTCGGTGTGTGACCAAGAGGGACCCAGCGATGCCCATCATGTCAAGCAACACCGCCAATACACCGTGATCGCCCTGTGCAAGTCCTGCCATCAGGGGAGCAAGATGGGCTGGCATGGCGAGAGGCGCGCCTGGGCCATAGCCAAGATGGAAGAGATTGATGCCCTAAACATCACCGTGCAGAGGGTAATGGAGCTATTGATCAAGAGGTAGGGTTTGTCCTAATGAAAATATTTAAAAAAAGATTGCACAACCGCTTTAACTTCGTGTTAAGATGCAATCACTGCAATAAGCAGGTTACTTGAAAGACAAACATCATGACTACAGCAACATTGATCCAAACAGAAGCTCTGATCTCCACAATCACTTCTGACATCGACGCACTCTATGTGCTCGACCAACAGGCCAAAGCATTGGCTGAGCAAGTCAAAGCAATGAAAGAAGCCATCGCCAACAAGTATGGCGAAGGCGAGCACAAAGGTGAGTTGCATAGCGTGACTGTCAAGCTCATCGAAGTCTCAGGCACTGTTGACTACAAAAAGCTTTGCGTCTCCTATGGCATCACCGACGATGTGTTGGCTACCTTCCGCAAAGAAGGCCGTGCTGACATCCGTGTTTCCCCACAAAAATAATTTAGTAGGGGGCTTGACCCCCACTTTAATTTCATATTACAATCACCTCACGCCAATAAGGCGGTTACTTGAAAGACCTAGACATGACACACACTACTAAGATTTCTGACTTTGCATACAACTACAAAAATGTTGTTTCGTTTGATGATGGCGAGACAGTTCAAGATGTGACTGTTGCATATGACTACTACCCCGAAGAAATCAACTTCCCTTATGACCGCAACTCTGCGGAAATCTATGACATGTTCATCTTCAATGCCAAGGGTGAAGACATCACCTATGACATCCCCAAGGCAGAGGGTGTCCGCTTGTTGGCCGACACAAAAGAAGAGCACAAGCGTGTGGTCGCAGAATCCAACGAATATGTGGGAGACTGAAATGAAAGATGGATTAGAAATTTTTTGGCTTGGCAAGAGGAAATTTTGCGTTTATGTCCAAACGGCCAAGCACATCAACTATCAGCATGTGACCATCACAGAGGAGCGTAAGCTGCAAGGCATGGCTTGGGATGGCACAGCATCTTGGTTTCGTAATGTTTCCAAGTCAGCCAAAGAACAAGCCCTCAATCAGTACAAATTGTTAACCACCTGCAACATCTAAGGACACATCATGAAAGAAGAAGTAGATTTGACAATGAGCACTGAGCATGGTGTTCGCTTCAACATATGCGAGTGGGATGAGGGTGGAGCATGGATTTATCTGCAAGCTCGCCAAGCAAGCATGAGCACAATTCTCACACGCGCAGAGGCACAGCAGGTGGCAGAAGCCCTTCAAGCAATTTTGGCAAAAGAGGTGACAGCATGATCTACACCGTTAAAGTTCAAGGCATCAAGAACCACACCTCTGACCATGAGGTGGAGGCCACTAGCCCTGACCAAGCTATTGACTTGGTGTTGGAAAAGGTTTCTTTTGACGTGCATCAAGTGTGGTGCGAAGACATCCACGAAGTTTTATGAGCGAGACCATCATGAGCGACTACATCAAAGGATTCAATGCAGGGGTTGATTGCATTTTGACCGAAATTGAGCGACTTGAGAAAACAGGCTCTCTGAGCCTCGAACAACTCCTCAAGCACCTTGACCCTCAACGAGATCAAAAGTCTGCTCAAAAGCCCGAAAAAGGGGCTTTATGAGCATGGCTGTGATTAAGAGTGTGCGTGTCGCACTCCGAGGAGTACCTGATGGCATGACATTGGAAGACTTGTCTGACTTGCTAGGTAGACCCAAAACCAATGTCAGGAAGGTTTTAAAGAACATGCCTGATGTTTACATTGACCGATGGGAGGTCGCACCGAGGGGACAATACAAAGCCGTTTGGTGTATTGTCATACCCCCAATTGACTGTCCAAGACCTGAAGGAAAAAGCATATGAGATTCGGATCAGTTTGCTCTGGCATTGAGGCCGCATCTGTTGCTTGGCATCCCCTTGGTTGGGAGGCAGCTTGGCTATCGGAGATTGAGCCTTTCCCTTGTGCGGTACTCAAGCACCACTACCCTGATGTCCCAAACTATGGCGACATGACGCTCTTGCCTGAGAGGATTCTCTCGGGTGAGGTAGAAGCCCCAGACCTGTTCTGTGGTGGTACTCCATGCCAAGCCTTCTCTGTGGCTGGTCTTCGCAACTCCTTAGATGATGCTAGGGGTAATCTTTCACTCACATTCGTAGGTATCGCAAATGCAATTGACCATGTTCGATCTGTTCGACGAGATGATCCAGCAATCATCTTCTGGGAAAACGTCCCAGGAGTACTCAACACAAAAGACAACGCTTTCGGCTGCTTTCTTGGGGCGCTTGCCGGGGAAAATGATCCACTCATCCCATCAGGGGATAAATGGTCGAACGCAGGTTGTGTGTATGGCCCCCAGAGAACAGTCGCGTGGCGAGTCCTCGACGCCCAATATTTCGGAGTGGCCCAACGACGCAGACGTGTGTTCGTTATCGCAAGTGCTAGAGATGACCTCGATCCCTCAGAGATTCTTTTTGAGTTCGAGGGCGTGCGCAGGGATACTGCGCCGAGCAGAAAAGAGGGGCAAAGACCTACCACCAGCGCTGAAGTCAGCCCTAGAGTCAGTAGCGGTGGACTTCAAGGAAGAGATGATTGCGGAGTAGAGCTATCAGGTCCGCTCTCGGCTCGGGACTACAAAGATGCAGGGACTGATGGCATGAACAAGATTTCGGCCAAGATGATTCCTGTGGTTCAAGAGCTCGTTGGTGCTTTGGATACCGAATGTGGCGGCAACAAGATGAGCCATCAAACCATTGCAAGTGGGCATTTACTTCCTGTCAAGTCCTTCTATGAAAGCAGTCTTGCTCAGTACCGAGAGGCCAATGTGAGCGGAACTATCAAGCGTTCGGGCGGTGTGGCCGGAGGCGGTAGCGAAACATTCTTGGCTCAGCCGATTGCCTTTGACCTAGTGCAGATCACAAGCTCTACCAATCGCAGCCGTGCAGAGCCGGGCCTTCCAGCAGGCACTATTAGCAAGAGTAGCAATATGCACATTGCTCAGCCTGTAGCGGTGTATGAGAACCATCCTGCGGATAGCAGAATCAAAGACATGGGCGAGGTCTGCTCAACCGTGACATCCCGATGGGGTACAGGTGGTGGCAATATGCCAATAGTTTCTCAACCAATTCCAATTCACGATCAAGCAACACGCCATGCAGGCAAAAATGGGGAAAAGACTATGGGTAAAGGCAATGGACTTGGAATTGGCGAACCTGGTGACCCAATGAACACCCTGACCAAGGGTGACCATCATGCGGTAGCCTATGCTTTTGATAGCCTGTCAAGCAATAGCATGAAGTCCAAGAACCCTCATAGCGGATGCCGCGAGGTTGACTTGGCTAAGACAATCGACACATTTGACCCTAACCCAAGCAAGAACCAAGGCGGAATAGCTGTGATGCAACCAATACCTTTGAATAGCATGAACTGTTTTAGAAGCCCTGAAGCTGATCCATCTACAGGCTGTGGCATTGGCGAAGAAGGCGAGGCAATGTTCACGATAACCAAAACAAATAGTCATGCAGTAGCTCAGCCTATCGCCTTTCACCCGACACAAGACCCCATCTCAAGCACAGATGGCACAACCCATGGCCTTGGATGCGGATCAAACAGTGGTCAGGCAAGCATTGCTGTGGCTCAGCCTATTGCATTTGAGCCAGGAAAGCTAAAAAGACTTGGCTATGGTGATGCAGAACCCGGTTTGTGCCCTGCGCTTAGGGCGGAAGCTGGTGACAATCAAGTAGCGGTCATGCAGCCCATCCCAATTGATAGCATGAATCATCTGGGCCGAGCCAATGAGAACCATAGCATGGGTGACTTTGTTCCTGGTGCGCCAAGTTACACCTTGACTAAGGGACATAGCCATGCGGTTGCTCATCCCATCGCCTTTGACACTTTTAACCAAACCACATCAGACGTGAACCAAACCATCAAAAGCCCTGTTGGAGGGGCAAATGAGTCGATTGGGACTGTTTTAGCCCCATCCCTGACCACCAACAACCCTTCAAGATCGCCACAAGCCTCAGAGGTCACACAACAGGTCAGTGCGGTATACCAAACATCTATGGCCGTACGTAGACTCACACCAATGGAATGTGAACGTCTCCAGGGCTTTCCTGATGGTTACACAAACATCCCATGGCGTAAGGCAGCCGAATCGCCTGATGGGCCAAGGTACAAGGCTTTGGGTAATTCCTGGGCCGTGCCTGTAGTTGCATGGATTGGTAAGAGGATAGACGCCGCAATCAAGGAGAAAAAAAATGGATGATGATGACGACATTCAAGAATACATAAGCTACCGAGATGCTTTTCCAAAAGAGAAGTTCATGATTCCTGTTGACCGCAATGAGGTGCTTGAAGAGGTAGCAAAGGAGTTTGAGAAGATGACCGCTTTCGAGAAGGACACCATGGCTAGCTTTGCGGCATTTGTCAGGGGCATGAAGAGATGACCGAAGAGATTTGGGCGCCAGAATGGATAGAACAAAACCCTGAGTTGGCAAACAAAGCCATCACAGAGCTACAGACCAAGGTTCAAGAGCTTGAGTCAAAGCTGAAACACATCACTGTAAAAGCCGCGAAACTAGAAAGCCAAAACAAAGAGTTCAAGCTAACCATCAAAGACATGGATAGAAGAATCATGAGGGGATTGAAGGACTGATTGCATACAAAGCCAAACATCCGTTAAACTTTGCGTTAAAGGAGTCCAATGATGGCAAAGAAACCAAAGAGTCTTCCCAGCGATGATGTCGCAGATGTGACAGGTGAGCCGCAAACGAAAGAAGTGACAAAGATGGGCAGACCATCCAAGTACTCAGAAGAAATAGCTAACGAGATATGCGTAAGGCTAGGATTAGGAGAGAGCTTAAGAAAGATCTGCTTAGATGAGCACATCCCAAGCTTGGCGACTGTGATGACATGGTTGTCTCGCAAGCCTGACTTTCTTGACCAATACGCCCGTGCGCGTGAGATTCAGGCTGAGACTCAGTTTGATCAATTGATTGACATTGTTGATCAACCGCCTGAGCTTAGCTATGTGACTGGCAAGAATGGTGAGCAGATTGAGGTCAAGTTCGACTCTACCTATGTGGCATGGATGAAGCTGAGGGTTGATACCCGCAAGTGGACTGCCGCTCGGATGGCTCCCAAGAAGTATGGTGAGCACAAGCAAGCGGAAGAGACCACCGATCCATCGGTCATTGATGTGACTGTCAGAGACATGATGGATGTGGCCGTCAAGCGACTCGAGTTGATCCGGATTGCCGAATGACCGCTGTCATTGAGCAAGAAGTGCTAGACATCCTGCAAGACCAGGAACTTCAGCGTAAGCTCGGACCCTACCATGGTGCAGCCTATGCCACTCGCATCAAGTGGCTCTCAGGGGCATTCAACCACCAGAAGTTACCCCAAGGTGAGTGGTGGAGTATCTGGTTAATGCTTGCGGGCCGGGGAGCCGGAAAGACCCGAACCGCGGCCGAACAACTTTGGTGGTGGGCATGGGAGAACCCTGGTACGAGATGGTTAGTGTCCGCTCCTACTTCTATGGATGTCCGGGCCACTTGCTTTGAGGGTGAGTCAGGGCTGATCGCTGTGATCCCTCAGATTCTGATCCAAGACTACAACAAAGCCCTGCATGAGATCACCTTGGTCAATGGTAGCCTGATCAAAGGCATCTCAGCCTCTGAGCCTGATCGCTTCCGTGGAGGCCAATACCATGGGGCTTGGCTCGATGAGTTGGCCGCTTGGGACTACCTTGATGAGGCTTGGTACAACATTCAGTTCGCTGTCCGCTTGAAGAAGGCTGACAACCGCACTCAGATCATTGCCACAACCACACCTAGACCCAAGGACTTGATTGTGGAGCTAGTAGGCAGAGAAGGGGATGATGTAGCCCTGACTACCGCCTCGACCTATGTAAACCTAGCCAACCTTGCTCCAAGCTTTCAGAAGCAGATCCTCGCCTATGAGGGTACAAAGATTGGCCGCCAAGAGATCCATGCTGAGCTGATCGACCCCGAGGAGTCAGGCATCGTCAAGCGTGAGATGTTCAAGCTATGGGCTCCCAACAAAGAGTTCCCTAAGTTCGAGTACATCCTGCAAAGCTATGACTGCGCTAGCTCTGAGAAGACTGTCAACGATCCTACGGCCTCCATCACCTTCGGTGTGTTCAAGCCCCTTGACGGGCCAATGTCGGCCATGGTGATCGACTGCTGGCAAGACCGCCTACAATACCCTGACCTGAGACCCAAGGTCATTGAGGAGTACGATGTGGTCTATGGTGAGGGCAAGAACAAGAAGCGGGTTGACCTGATCCTTGTGGAGGACAAGTCCGCAGGCATAGCTCTTATACAAGACTTGCAGCGAGGCCACTTGCCTGTCCGGGCCTACAACCCAGGGCGAGCTGACAAGATCCAGCGCCTGAACATTGTCTCCAACATCATCGCCGCTGGGCGTGTATGGATCCCTGAGAGCGGTGTCAGGAAAGGCTATGTCAAGGATTGGGCTGAGGGCTTTGTGTCTCAGATCTGCTCATTCCCCGACTCAACACATGATGACTTTGTGGATGCCTGTACTCAGGGGCTTCGCTTCCTGCGTGATGCTGGCTGGTTAGATATTGATGGAGCACCTCGAGAGGACTACGACATGGACGACTACATTGATAGCGGTAGACGCAAGCTTGAGAACCCATACTCAGCATGATGGACGAATGGCTACACCCAAGGTATCATTGGGGCAACAGCAACTCAGCGGGATAAGCCATGGCTGACGAAAACAAACCAGCGTTCTACCCACGAGTTGGGAACATCAAGGCGAAGAACTTCAAGTCGGCTCAGCCAATGCCGTTCGTTGAAGACCCAAGGGCGATGGACTTGCCTCAGTATGGCGACATTGATCTGAGCATTCCCACTAAGGAAAACCTTGAGATGGGTAGACGCATGGCTGAGCGTGATGCCCAGCTCAGACGCCAACAACAGGCTGACAGATCCCCACTTGAGAAGCTGGCTGGTGGTGTACAGGCTGGAAGGTTGATGGGTTCAGCTCTAGCTCAGTCTGTTGCTTCAATCCCTACTGCCCTCAGAGAGGGTAGCAAGGCCGCTGATGAGTACATCGCTCAGAACATGTACAAGCCTACACAACCTTTGGCATATGAGTATGCTCAGGATGTGGGCGACTTCCTTGAGAAGCTTGAGACCGAGTACAAGATACCGCCCATCTTGCCCGAGGCTATGGCCTTGCAGTTCTTGACAGGCCCAGGTACATCCCAAGCCGCTAGGGCGGCAGGTAAGGGTGCGGTGAAGGCTGGTAGAGCGCTTGAGCGTCGCATGGAGCCAGTCGTCACGGGTGCTTTGGAACAAGGCGGTCTACCCCGTGAGATGGCTTTGGGCATGGGTCAGGGTATGCAATCCAACATCATCAAGCCTGTTGGTGGCAACTGGAAGCCAGATAGTGTTGAGCGTAGCTTGAGAAGTCTTAAATCACCAGTTAACCCTGATGAGCTCTTAAAAAATTTGGATTACATAAGAGAAACTGGAGTTGGCTATGCATCAAGAGATGCAGCATTGCAAGATGAAAGGCTGAACAATAATTATCAAAATCTTCTCAAGGACAAGGCTTTAGATCAATGGGTTGACACGAACCTGACCAACTACATCACAAAGCAGATGGGAACTGAGAAAGATCCTGTCAGACTGTTAGCTGATCAAGGCATCACCCACTTTGCTGATGAAGATGCAATGCGCCGTGCATTGAGTACTTCTTACGATCAATTTGCCCGCAATAGAAGAGTTAGGAAGAACTTTGATATGCCTGTGAACCCCATGGCGCAGACAAGCTTGGGTCGCACATGGGAGGAAGGCATTGATGACTTGATGGGGATGAGCAACATCCATAGGGCTAAGAACTATGGCAATGCTTATATCCGGGAAAAGAACCCATGGATAAACAAGCTAGACCCTGATACTAAACTGTATGGCATGGACGACCTCATGCCGATGCAGATGAATTTTGGTCACATCATGGATGTCTTAAAAGAAGACTTAGCTACTGGCCGACTATCACCTGAAGACCTTAAGAATGTCAGCATGGATCGAGCGGTTCGTCGCACTCATGAGTACAACCTAGAGCGAGCCAAGGCTATAGAAGATGCTCAAGCCAAAAAACTTGAGGGCATGACCATCTATAAAGAATACCCTGAAGGGTTTAGATGGGTGCAATTAGATAAGCCAGGGCAGTTTGCAGCTGAGTCTGATGCCATGGGGCATTCAGTCCGTGGCTATGAACCTCCATTGGGTCATCCTGATTATGTGCAAGGGTCAGGCAATGCTGGTAGTGAAAGTTATGGTTTAGGTGGTTGGGATGCTATTAAACGAGGCGATGCCAAGGTTTATTCATTGGTAGACAAAAGTGGAAGACCTCACACTACCATTGAAGTTGGCAGAGGCAATGATGCTCAAGCCTTTTTTGATGCCCACAAAAATTATTTGGATAATCCTGTAACAAGGCGTGATTTATCAATGATGGTTGATCCTGATTTGGATATACCACTTGACACGCAACGCGTAACTGCAATGAAACAATTGCTTGATGAAATGGGTGTTCAATATGGTGATGTGCCTGAAGCCCCACCACACATCAATCAAATTAAAGGCAAAGGAAACCGCACTCCTAATCAGCAATACCTTCCTTATGTTCAAGACTTTGTAAAGTCAGGCAAATGGAGTCAAGTAAATGACATTGACAATTCTGGCTTGATTCAACATAGTGGTAGATATTTTACAGAACCTGAACTTATTGAGGCAGCCAAAAAATATGGGCGCATGGGTGTCCAAGATGTTCCATGGGAAGTGGCGCGCCAAAGACATATTGAGTCAGGTGTTCCTGAAGACAAGGCTTTGCAAAATTGGATAGAGGCTTTTAAAGAGGGTCGAGGCAAGCTTGAATTTCCACCTGATGGCATGAAGCGTGGCGGTGTGGTGGTCTCCAAGAACCCCGACACCATGATGCTTGAGGTGAACAACCAAAAGATGAAGAATGGTGAGCCTGCTTATGGGGCTGGCAAGCTAGTCACCACGCAAGCGGTGAAGTCAACCAAAGTACCGCCACCTATCAAGTTCCCTGTGACTCGAGGCCCCTCTATCCCTGAGATCAGGGCTATGGCTGAGCGCATGGCTCCCCAAGTCATGGGTGAGTTTGTTCGTGCCGCTCCAACACCGAGCAACCCTAAGCCAAGCACAAGCGTTGTAGGTAAGACTCAGAAGCAGTTTGAGCGTGAGAGGACTCTGCCCATTGAGTACCAGAACATTAAAGAGCCAGTAACTCCCGAAGAGTTTGACTATGCCAAGAAGAAAGGCGCTTTGCTTATCGGTGGCGCTGGAGATGTGACACCTGGTAACAGAATGCTAGTCTCCATTGATGATCAGCCATTGTCTGCCCCTGTCCACTTGCAAGCAGGTCCGGAGTGGGAAATGTATAACCCATCGGCTTGGGCGGCTTCAGACCAAATGGCGAAGACCTACATGAACAGAGCAGGCAAAGCCGCTGAGGCTTATGACGCTGATCCATATCTGCACTATCACAAGATGACACCAGATGCGAACTTCTACGCCATGCACCATCTCAATTCAATTCTGGGCCACTTGCGCCCTGAAGAGCTGATGTTGCGTGACCCCAAGCTATACCAACAGATGGTCGAAGAGATCCGCACACGCGACGTAGGCTATGGTAAACATCCTGAGTTTGAGGGGTTTGAAGACCCGCTGAACTTACAGATCCACGCCCAAATAGATCCTAACTTTCGTCGCCATCTCAGCGCTATCTTTAATGGCCCCAAGTTTACTGAGCGCTATGGCTTGAATAGCGGTCAAGATGTCTTAGCCGCTACATCCTTGCCTGAACTGCGTGACCTAGAACCGGGCGCTAGTGGTTATGCCATTGTGCCTTTGGATGTCAAAGCACCTCTCAGGAACTTTGAGGCTGACAGCCAAACCTATGACACAGGCTTCCCTAAAGCTGGGCCATCGGGTCGCTCTAAGTACCCATCGCCCTATCAGTTGATTTACCGTGACACCTTAAACTGGATGAAAGAGAATCCATCCGAGAACAAGTCAAGCGAGTTTGGACGCATGAACATGATCGTGCCTAAGCAACAGATTGACAATGAGTTGATTGAAGCTATTGGTGAGTACCAGCGCCGCATGAAAGAGCTGACAGGCAAGAAAAAGGGCGGAGCTATCAAGAAAGCCGAAGGCGGATACCTCAAGAAGCCTGCCGCTTACATCAATGGCGATGAGTTTGTAAATGCCGCTAAGAAGTATGGCATTAAGGACAGTATGAA